CAAGAACTTGCGTTCACCTTCAGTCAGACCTTGGCTACCAGCAAGACCTGAAGATTTAATCGAGCCAAGCATTGCTTTACCACGGTTAGAAAATAACTGTTCAGTTTTGCTAATTGTGTCTTGATTGTTTGCGCCCACCACATTAAATAATCTTGCGGCTTGTAATTTAATATCAGCGGCCGCCCCTGTAAATGCACCACTGTTAACAAGTTGAATGGTTCGTTTTGCATTTTCAATAGCTTGTGGTGCGGCAAGTGCTTGTTCATACAAATTGTATGCACCTTCACTAGCTTTACTAGCAAACCCACTAGCAAATTTGTTAGCAGTATTAACATTAACGCTAGGTGCTTTAGAACGATTATTCATTGTTTGGTAATCTACAAAACTACCCTTAAATGGCGCAATTGGGTCTTTTTGAGCCATTAAATAATCTTTATATTCTGAACTTGTTTTATCACCACCTGACGCTACTACTTTATAAGTTCCATCAGGTTGCTTTTCGACACGGGTAGAACCTTCAGGCAAAATAAATCCTTCAGGTTCAGCAGTTATCTTAGCAAACGCTAAATCACGCATTTTTGGCGATGCTTTAGGGTTGTAATACAAGTTTGCATATGCCGCTTGTGGGTTAGGTGCTACACCCGCTACAGGTGCTACCCTTCTATATTGTGGGTTAAGTTCCATGTTAGGCCCAAACATATCAGGCGTGGTTTGCATGGTCAATTTATTGTCAGGGCCATAAATACCACCCTCAACGGCTGGTGTACCTCGTCTAATCTTTTCAAAATCAGCAAATGCTTCAATCTCACCCTGACGAATACGGTTAGCTAAATCTAATGCTTTTTGATCCGCTTGGTACATTCCATATGCGCCCAATGCAGTATTAAATAAGTTTGCTAAATTTTGTGTTGGTGCTACAGGAATAAATCGATTTCCTACCATTTGTCCTTGAGGTTGTCGTTGACCTTGAGCAATAAGCATTTCAGCCAGCTTGCGCTGACGATCCATGCCTAATATTTCGGGCTGGTAAGGATTTGAGTATTGGTCTACTAAATTTGCCATAATTTATCCTGCAAACGGGGTATTGAACGACATAAATTCAGGGCCACCCTGATTCATTAGCATTTGTTGTTGACTTGTCACTGGGTTCATAGCGTCTTGCATATACTGACCTTGTTGACCATATGCGCCTTGGGGTGTTCCACCGTAAGGGGCTTTTTGTCCCTGTCTTAACATTTGCGCTAAGGCATAAGGGTTTACACCAGTTGAATAGCCTTGACCTACAGGCGAACCAAGGTTTTGTTGCAACAATGCACGGTGCAATTGTTCTTGAGCCGCCTCATTCATAAATACAGGTCGCTGACCCGATACATCCTGCATATTTTCCATCATCAACGGTTTTTGGGGTGTATACGGATTCATGTCTAAACCTCTGTAATTTGACGAATTTTGTTTATTTCTGCTGTTACTACATTATCGATTCTTTTTAGCAAATTGACTACTGCTTCGTGCTGTTGTGGATAATGCTTTTTGATGTACTCAAAGCGTTGTTTACTGTCAGCAATATAAGCGGTGCAGTTCCAACAATCTAGGCTGGAGTGCGACATCGATAGACGCTCGGTAATTTCAATGTCTTTGCTCTTTAGGTACTCGACTACATCTTGGTCAGACCAATGCAGTATTGGAAAAACATATTCAATGCCGTCAATAACTTCACCTGACTTAATAGGGTTTGTGTGTGATTCGGACTGTCTTTGACCCCGAACAACGCAGGTAATCCCCAGTTCTTGTATCTTTTGGTGCGCTGGTATCCATTGGTTCTCAGCACAGCAATCAAAGTAAGTGCGTAATTTAATGTCTTTTTGGCTTGTAACTGCTTGTCCAATATTGCTGAAATTGACAGGTAATATGTCTACAGGGTGACCGTTTACCTCTAACGATAACGGCTGGTTTGTGCGAACTTCTACAAAATTAGGAACATTTAACTGATCCATGTAATCTTCGATTTCAGGGAAGTTTGCGCCTGTATTGACCCATATTAGGGTCATTTTGTCTAAATAATCACGATATAACTCTAAACACGCAAGCGAATCTCTACCGCCTGAAAACATCAAGGCAATCTTTTCATAGCGGTTAAAAAAGTCTTGCATTAGAAGAATGCACCAGCCATTAATGCCGATCCACCAAGACTGTAGAGTCCTTGGGTATTAGCGTTTTGGGTAGCTACTTGGGCGTTGTAAGCGTTCATTGCCGCATTACCTTGCGCTTGTGCCGCACCGAGTAAGTCAGGGCCAGCAGTCACCGCTTGACTAGCTGGGTTTACAAATTGTGGGCTAGTTACCTGTGCGCCTGAACGAACAGCGTTTAGGGTGTTAATAGGTTCATTGCGCTGGTAGGCTAATTCACCAAATGCGGCCGCTCTTGCACGGTTACCAACATCAAAACCTTGGGTAGTTGCGCCTAAGAGTAAATCATTCTCTTTTTGTGCTTGTTGCATCATTGCACGGTCATACGCCTCAGAGCCAATATCTATGCCTTGATTGGCTAATCGTTGCTGTAATTGCTCACGATTCTGTTGAAGCTGTGGGGCAAGCCGTTGCATATAGGCTTCTTGGTAAGTCTGACTAGGATTAAACCCTGTTGATGGCAATTTGCTGACATCAAATGGCTGTTCAATCATGTTTCTGACATAGCCTAGACCTTTTTCGCCTAGTTCACCAGTGCCAATGCTTAGTTGGTTTTGTATGTCTAATAAGCGTTGTTGGTCAGGAGCAAAAGTCTGAGTAGCTGTCCAAGTTGGATTACCGTACTTATCCTCACCTGTCATTGCATAATTAACATTGCCATACGGTGTAATCTGATTAACACGGTTGGCGGCAATATTAGCCCGTGCCGCATCTAGGTTACCTGCCGCTGTTTCTCTAGCCGCACCTGCGTAATCAGGTGGTGGCGGTGCTGACGGTGCGCTCTTTCCCATACTTCTCTCCTAAAAACCTACATTTGTCTTTGGTTAATGTTAATAAGACCATATCCCCATCGGGGAACGCATCTTTAATTCGTGCTTCTTCAATAAAACCTAACTTGTAATTGAACCGCATTGCATCTTCGTTACTTGAATTGGTTGGGCCAATCAGCTTATTTACACCCAATTGTACAAAAGGATAGTCAAAAATAGTAGCTAGGAACTGTTTAGACATCTGCCCGTCAATGGCAATGTGGGTCATTATTGAGGTCTTGGTATAGCCTTCGTACCACACGCCCGCAATGACTGTTCCTGTCTTATCTAATAACCCAATACAGCTTGAGTTTTCAGGCGTAAACACTCCGTTTACACGGTTTGCTACCCATTGCCCGATTAGTTCTTTATCAAAACAGAGCATTAGAGTACGCCACCCTTCTCCATTACAAAGTCCGTACTAGCCCAGTGAAACTCAATGTTTTGCGATGCAACATTCATACTAACTGATCCCGCATAGCCTAATCCTGTCACGCCCTGCCATACCTTAGTCGTGGTTAATCCACCACCCCAGTTGGCGTTATCCCATGTATCATTATCCCATTCACCAGTTTGTAGAATGGCAGGGTTAAAGGATATTTGGTTGGTTAACTCAACGGTATCAAAGTCCGTGCTTAGACCGCATAGAACAGTCGGTAAGCCGTTATCGGTCTGTAGAATAGGGCGTACTAGGGTAAAGCGTTTTTGCTGTCCCCTAGAGTCGAAATACGAGTATGCTTGTTGAACAAATGCCTTGATGTTTGTACCCGCATCGGCAAAAGTATCGTAAAACTTACCTACAAAGCCTGTACCCCCAAAATACATATCTTCACCGCTAGATTCCCAGCAGTTTGCGTTTAGATTGGTAAATCTTCCCCATGACTTTGTAATATTGTGCATTACATACTGTTCAGAACCCCCTGTTACGGGAATATTGACGATAAGCATATTAACTTTAGCAAAATAACTTATCTGCCAGCCAAAGTTATTGGCATAAAGGTCAGCCGCTTGGCTAATAGCGTAGAAAATCTTATCGGTAATGTTAACTCTTGGGTCTAGGCGGGTAGATTGTAGTCCTGCCGATAGGGGTACAAGACCATCTTCGGTCAAAAGTAGGATGTCACCACCGTACTTAAACACGCACTTACGGGCAAAAGTCTGTCCGATGTTCCAAATACCTACCAACGCCCAATCTGTAGGGTCAGATGGGTCAGAACCCTTGTAAACAGCGACTTCCCCGTTACTTGTAACAAACACGGCTAGGTCATCGACCCCGTAGCCAGCGTCAATAGTCCAAGTTCCCATTGCTTGTAGGTAACCACCTCGTTTAAAGATGCCACCCAAGGGGAATGAGGTTACCGCCCCATTAATAGAATCTACGGGTAAATAACAAAAATTAAGCGTGTTCTTTTCTACAAAATACAGACGCTCTTTAAATAAATTTACATATGCGAATGTATTAGAGTTTTTACCTGTAATGTAGTAATTAATCGTATATGTACCTACAACAGTCGCATTACCGCTAGGTGCGGTGGTCATTGTGTAGGTAAAGGTTGTCGCATTCGTGACCGTGATGCGGTAAGTACCGTTAAATTCTGCGGGTGTTGCTCCTGCTACGGTGATGGTATTGCCTGTCACTAAACCATGTGCGCTGGCAGTTACTAGGGTAGCGGTTAGGTTACCTGTGCCACCCCTAGTAATGCTTGAAATAGTCTGTGCCGTTGATGTAGTCGCACTTCTTGACCATCTTGTACCGTCATAAACTACCATCGGGTCAACCCCGTTAACGGCTGGCATGAATGATCCACCCGCTGTAGTAATCATGGAATGAATCCACTTACCATCGGTGTTACCTGTCAGACTTGATGTAGCCGTTGAGGTGCTTGCATCGTAAATAATCGTAGCCGTAGACGCAAACAGCTTGGTGGTTGTTGGGCTAGAGTAATTCATCAAGGATAGGACTGCGCCCGTTATCCCTGTTGAATACTTTGTATACCCCTTACGCATCGTGACATCGGTAGGCGTAGGAAAGAAATTGACCATCTGAACCGCATCTAACGGGTTCATTTCAGCCAAAGAGTCCCTAGCATTCCAGCCCCCTATTGGAGCAGGTAACGAGGTAGTAGTAGCGGTAAACCTTTTAGCGACCGCCATAGTTAGCTACCGTAGCCTGTGTCGGGGATATTGGCGTAACCAATAAGCACCTTGCTTGGGTATGGCGCAAAGGATAGGGTAGCAGAGCCTTTGTCGTTAGCCTTGGCAACACTAAGGTAGCGCATATAATCTTGTTGCAGTGCAGTAGTATCGAACGACTTAATCTGAAAATACTTGAGTTTTGTAGCCAAGACTAATACGGTGTCATCCAATACAGTCGTATCGGTATCAACGGTAAAGCTGTTTTTGACTGCTCCAGCGGCACTTCTTACCCAACCTTTTGAGCGGTACTCAAAACCTAAATACTCTTGTGTGTTGTAATGCGGCCAAATTTGGAACTGACTACCCAAAATACGCCAGCGAATCCGTGGGCCTGTTGAGATATATCCCGACTTTAGCCACTGCCATTGTTGAGCATCTTCAGGCCCAAGCATCTGCCAGTGTTTTGTCTTATCCCAGTGAGTGTTGTCCGTAATGGTTTCAAAGTCAGGGGGTAAATCGTACTTGGTCTGTGAGAAGGTAACAGTTCCACCTACGCTGGTAGCCGATGCAAGCTGGCTAACAGTTACGGTAGACCCTGCTACGCTTTCTACATAAGTATCTTGTGGAACATTAGTACCGACTACTGAGTAATTGCTGTTTAGACCCGTGACATTACCAACATTCAATAGATTGTAGGTATTGTTAATCGTGTCGCAGGTTGTAGTAATTGCTGTGGTGTAGAAACGGTACTCTAGTTCCAAAGCTTGCCAATCATACTCCTTAACCAAGTCATACCCAGCACGGTTCATCAAGGCTAGGACTTGTTGCACATCCTGACTTGTGTTACCTGCTACATAGGTAGGAACGGCTAAGTTTAGTTCAGCGGTTACTTGCTGGACTAATTGGAGCATGGTCGATGACATATTAAGCTTCCTCTGTGGCTACCGCTTTTTTACGGGTTTTCTTTTCACCAACAGCGGCAAGTATAGCGGCCATTTGATCCTGCATTTGAGCCAGCTTCGCATCTGTTTCTGCTTTTATTTTAGCAGTTTCTAAGTCCTTTTTGGCAAGTTCTTCTTTCAAAGAATTGATTTCGCTTTCACGCTTATCGGTTTCTGCCGCATTGGTAGCTAGATTTAAAAATGCCTTTGCCTTGTCACGGAATGCATAAGGTGACATTCCTGCCGCCATACCCATGCGCTGTAACTGTAAGTCAGATGCGTGTGCAATCGCTTCAACAGTGTGGAACTTCAATGCCCTTAACTCCTCGGCTTGGCTTTTTGACACGATAGGCCATTCCGATACGGGAGTACCAACAATATCAGGTTCGTTTGCGCCCACACGGTTCATGTAGTTAGCCCACTGGATCGGAAAACGGGTCTTATGGCTAGGTAACGCATAAGTATCGATCTCGGTCAGGGTATCGCCAGCTACACAGATGTGTACAAAGTCGAACTCTTTAAATATTGGTCTGCCAGCTTCTAGGGATTCTTGTTCTTGTTGTACGGGTCGCTTGTAGAAACGAACCTGTAAACGGCTGTCTGCGTTGTTTTCATCTGAAGGTAATGCCATTTTTAATTCTCCTAAGGTATTAGGTTGTTAAAAGGAAAAAAGGGGCTACCAATTAAGGTAACCCCCCGTTTTTACTACAAAAAGCTATTAAACACTAGCCTTACTGAACCAACCATAATCGCCCGATGCCATAGAAGCACCTGACACATATGTACCAGCACCCAAGGTAACTTGGAATGTGGAAGCGTTGATTACGCAAGTAGCGGTTGATGCGGCAATTGCTACACCAGCTTGTGCGAATACATAGCGTAAGCCATTATTTGCAAAAGTCTGTAGACCGAGTGGCCCAATGGTAGGAATTGCTGTGCCAGCGGAATTTGAATTGGTGTAAGCAACACCATCCAAGTCTACGCCAGCGATGGGGAGAGTTGTATATGCCATGATAATTTTCCTTTTCTAATCAGTGGATTAAGTGCCTGACAAGATGCCTTGCAATGAAGCATTAGAGCAGGTAAGGTTACCAGCCCAGCCATACAGCTTCACGATTGCATCTTGGTTAATCGATTGACGCTCACCACCGATAGGAACGAAATTACGCTCTTTGTGTGGGCGGAAGAAAATGTAGTTGGTGTTCAAGAGATACATATAAAGCGGATTCTCTTGTGCGCCAATACCACCACCGAGTACAACATCGGCAGACATACCACCACCGTAGAACTTCAAGGAAGCAAAGCCAGCCGCACCTTCGTCTACACCAGCAATACGCTGGATAGCTTGTAAGGATGCAACATAGCGTTGATACAGGGTGTTACCAGCGATGATGAGGTCTACCTTATCAGTTCCACGAACGGACTTGATTGCGGCAGAAGTCATAGCGGCTTGGATCAAGGTAGAAGAATCTGCACCTGTTGAAGATTGGTTTTGCCAAAATGTCCAGTTTGCACGATTAATACCACCGTATGTACCAGTTGTATTAGCAACAGCAACAGCGGCCGCTAAACCAGTAATGTTCTTACCACCGTTACCTGTACCGTCACCATAGATGTCACCCGAAATGCGGTTCAAAAGACGGGCTTCAGAAACTTGCATACGACCATCTAACAGGTCGATGATTGCTTCTTTGCTTGAGTTTTGGAGCATTTCTAGACCACTCATTGTTACAGAGTCAGCGTACTGAGTAATGCTGAACTGTGCCGCAGAGATTGGGCTATCAGGGGTGATATTTAATACTTCATCAATTTTGTTATCGTAGTGGCTCTTTATCCGCTACTTCAGTATGTCACCATACTGTTCAGACTATATCATCCCTTTCGGGTGGGAGGCTCGTGGGGGTATTACTGATTTCTCTCGACCCCTAGTCGTTACACCTTCTGTGTCCCTAGCCCTTTCGGGTTACATACACAGCTTGGCTCGGTATTATCTTTAAACTCACCTA